ATTGCTTCAGACATATTCTCGTAGTTGATTGCGTTCTTTGCTTCCTGTAAGACTTCTCCGGTCTTATAGTCTCTGATAGTCAGAAAGCCTTCCATTTTTAGAATTTGTTGATCTCCTGACATATTAACTATCACCTCTCACTTGTACTAACACTTCTTCTGTATTTGGGTCAGTAATTTTAAGACTAGACGAGAAATATATCCCACCTGTTTCGTGCGGTTTTTGCACATCCGCAACTTCTTTTTTATTATCTTCTGACTTATTATCGTTCATCTCTTTATTTATCACTTATGTAATGTCCGTATGTAGAAACTGTGCTGAGACTGTATCACTGATCTGCAATGGGTCTCCTTGAACAGCATTAAAGTTATATGAGTTCCAAGTTTGATCATAATAAACGTTTGGAAGTCTATTTGTATTCAATAATCCAAGAACTTCTGAGTTAACAGGGATATCTTTCTGTTTACCTGTACCACCTGTACCTCTTTGCAATCCTGATATAGAGTTTGTTGCAAAGTCTACACTTGTAAACCCAATTTGCTCACCATTAACATAGATTTGATTACCAACAAGTGATGTGATCTTTAACTCATCGCCAGTTGTTATGTAAGTTCCAGTTCTAATATTCAATATTGGTGCTAAATCTTCTATAGTTACAAAATAATCTGTTTCTGGATCTAAAGTTACACCGGTCGTAGTATTTACAACAGTTACACCAGTAAGAATTCTTTTATCAGATACAAGTCCAATAGAGTATAAATTATTACTAGGAGCAGTTGTTGTATTTGTCTGTATTACATTGTCTGTTAATCTAGTAACATCATGTACATAAATTGATGTAGTCAGATCATTAATTGGTTTTGTCAACCATGTTCTTGCTTGTACATTTGCACGATAGATTGATGCTTCCTGGTCACTATTAACAAAGTTCAAGTATATTTCTTCATCTGGTGTTGAGTGTGGAATCATATTAGTCATAATAACTATATCACCAGGCTGAATTACTGTTAAGATACTTACTTCATTATCTGAATTAACAACTAGTTTGTTGTTTGGTATACGCAATCCATTGACTGTTACCCAAATTCTTTCAACATTTGTTTGTTCCCACTGCGTTACATTCATAACACCTGTCTCGTTTGTTAAAGAGAGTGATGCTGTTCCTGCTCGGGTTGTTTTAACAGTAAATGTTGTTCCAGTGAGTACTTCATTTACATAATATGTTGTTCCTTGTACTATGCCACCTAGTAATACATCATCTACTTGAGAACCTTGAGCAGTAAAGATAACTGGAGTGTTCACAACTAAGTCAGTTGTTGAATTAACAACGATAGAGTTATTAGATGCTACTGTTTCACTTGCTACAGTTGTAGATAAGAAGAATGTGCCTTGTCTCCAAACATAACCGCCACTTATATATGTACTAACACCTACGACAGGATTGTTAGGAGCATCAACTGCTGGGTTAAAGATTTGAGTATAGATATCAAATTTATATGCGTCAATTACTTTAGCATAGTAACTGTTACCATTCAATTCTACTGAGCCTAGAGTTCCGTCAATTGTACATAAAACATCATCTACTAATGCATGTGGAATGCCTGTTGTAATTCTTGTAGTTGGGTTGCCGCCTTGTTTAACAAGCATGTTGCCTGATGCAGTTGTCTGTGTAATGACAGCACCAAACTGATCAGTTATCGTTGCTTCTGTTGAACTTGATACTGTACCAACAAAGTAATATGTACCAGGTACTATGTTACCCATTTGCGTTCCTGCAAACAAGATTGGCTGACTTGGTACGAATCCAGAAGTATCAGTAAATGTTATTAAGTTTCCAGTAACTGATGTAGCAGTTGCTGTAGTGATCAATGGTTCTTCAATAGATGTTTCGATTGCAGTAATATTTGCTACAGTAACAGCGTTTGAACTACCTACCATTGAACCTGAATCAGTTGTTACAGTTGCTGGCGCACCACCTACTTCTGTTGAGACTGTAAATGTTGTTGCGTCAATAATCGTTAAGATATAGTATGTTACACCTGCTGTCAGACCGCCTATAGTTGGATTAGAGAAAACTATTGGCTCGTCTACTGTTAAGACTGATGTGTCTGCACAAGTTAAAGTGTCTAATAACTCATCATATGTAACGATAGTAGGTGCGTCTTGGTCATATGTCTCTATACTTGGAGCATCTTCATCGAAAGTACCTTCTAAGTGAGTTGTAGCAGTAACTGTAATTGTTACAGCAGAACTTCCTGAGATTCCTGCGATACCATATTGTGTTGATAAGTATTGTCTTCCAGTATCATTGTATGTTAAGACTGAAATCTTTGCTCCGTTTGCAGGAGGAGAGTTAAACAAGATAGTGTCACTTGCATCATCAATTGTGTATTGTGATATAGTTTGTCTTAGTCCATTGATCTCAACAATAGCATTGTGTGGATTAGTTCCACCTACATAGTTGTCAAGTGCGTATGATGAAGAAGAACCATTACCTACAAACTCTTGTACTTCTGGAATAGTGTAGCCGTATTGAGTAGTACCGTTTGATTCTCCGAACAATGAGTAGACTAAGTAATCTGTATTGTTTGTGTAAGAGTTAGGAGGACCGAATACGAGTTTTGCTTGTATGCCATTTGGTTGTATTGAGATTGCATAATCGTTTGATACATATGATGATTGACCAGATGCATCTGCGAGTGTTAGTGTTGTGCCACCTAGAGTTTCAGAAATCGTAAATTCATTTCCGTCTACAATTGTTTTAATAAAGTATTCTGAATTAGGTGTAATGTCAGTTCCAAACATATCTGCCGCAAAGTAAATTCTACTGTTTGCAATTAAGCCTACAGTTGAACCAGTTGTGATCGCATTGTTTGATGCTCGTGTTCTACTGACTGTATTGTTTTTACCTAATACAAGTTTAGATCCATTGTGATATATAATTGGATCAGTCCAAACAGTACCTGTACCAGTTTGTATGTTAACAATCATTGATCCAGTTGCGTCAGTTAGACTCAACACTGGTCCAGCCAAGCCTGTTGTAGGATTGTATGTCGCTGAAATTGTTATTGAATTTGTCGCTGTAGAAATAGACTTCACATAGTAAGCAGTTTCTTCTGCTACTCCACCGAACACAACTCCTTGGAATGAGATTGGATCGTTGACAACAAAGTCTTCAACACTTACACATGTAATTCTGTCTGATGATGCTTCTGTTGCTGTTGCTTCAACTTCGATTGCATTTGATCCTGTTCTGATCAAGCCAGAGCCTTCGAAATATGTAGCACTGTAGTTACAGTTTAAGTAAATGTCATCGAAGCCTGTTGATTCTATTTGTCTAATCGGATCAGTATCTGTATTTGCTTTTACTAATTGATTACCGTTACCAACTTCGTAAACATCTATACGTAATTCTTCTTTTGGTGCAAACTGTAGTGCTGTATTAAGTGTGATAACTTTTGTAGGCCAATCGATAGTGTACTCACTTGTAGCAAGTCCAGTACCTAAGCCTGTTGCTGGGTCAATGATTTGTATGTTAAGATCAATTGGATATTGTACGAATAAATCGAAACTATAATCAACTTGGAATTCTGAAGTAGGTGCAAGTGTGCGAGATACTACATTGAATCCTGTGTGTGAATACTCTGTGGGATCCCATAATGTACCTGGACGTGTGACTACTGTCATTGCAAAGTTATCTTTTATGTAACCTGGTACTAATTCTTCTGGTCCGTAGCCAAATGCAAAGTTTGCGCCTTTAACATCATAGATAGGCTCTGCTGTAGTAAATGCATTTGATAATGCCCATGTTACACCAGAGTCAAGTGATTCTAAAATTATATTATTATCGCCAACTATAATCCAAATATCATCATCTGCGTTATAGTTTAGACTGTTGAGTTTTTCAGTCACGCCTGATGTTCTTGTTGTCCAACGTAAGCCATCTGATGATGTTTGTACTCTACCGTTGTCTCCTACAGTCATCCAAATGCTGTTATAATAAACAACATCATTTAGTGTTTGAGATGTAGCATCATATAAGAACAGTCTACTGTCTAATGGTATGACTGCATCTACTAATGTTACTATTGCTGTTAATCCTGAGTCACTATATAGTTCTACTTTTGAAGTAGAAATAACTTTAACATAATATGTAGTGTCTACTATTAAGTTACCAAACGAGTCTGTTACTCTTACTGGATCACCATCTGTGAGTCCACTTGTCATAGTAACATTAAGTTGATCTGATGCTTGGTTGATAGAGACAACACTAAGTTCATTAATGCCTGTCCAACTACCACCATTGTTAGATTGATAAACAACATTGTTTTCACCAACTACTATTGCTGTTGTGCCATTACTTGCAACTGCGTTCCAACCGTTTGGTGTAACAGAATCTCCATTAGACCATGATTCTCCATTTTGCTGAGTAGTATATGCAACAATGTTAGTGTCTATTAATTCAGTAACGCCAGTTGAGTAATCATATTTTTTACCTTTACCAACTGCGATAAATCCACTAAAGCCAGATGCGTCAATCGAATTGACTCCGTTTAATGTGACATCGAATACTGTGTCATATGTTTTACGTGATGTCCATACAAAACTATCATTACTTTGTACGATCTCGTCTCCGACTGCAACATAGAATCCATTTCTATATGCTACACTTTGTAACTGTACAGCAGGAATAGTCAATGATTCTGAATTAGTTGTCCAAGTTACGCCATCAATTGATCTAAAGATTGGTGTTGCTGTGTTAGTACAAGACATAACATAAACGCCACCACCTAATATAATATCAGTCAAATCAAGTACTGATGTTGCAAGTTGTTTGATTGACCAAGTAGCACCTGTTAATGATGTTAGTATACCCGAGTATGTTCCCAAGTTTGAAGATGCATAATAATTATTACCGTTCCAAACTACTCCAGTACTTGAAATGTTTTTCGGGTAGAAAGGCTCATCTTGTAATTGTGTATCAATAGTAAATTGATCTTCAGGTGCAAATGAATTACCTAAGTAAACTGCATTTGGATATGATACGCCTTCAAATAGTTGCGTAAGATCAAGTCCAGGCATATTGACAGTTGGTTTATAATAACCTTCAACTCTGTCAAGTGCATTTAAGATTCTATTATCTGATCTTAACTCTTCCCACTTACCAATAACAAATTCATCATCGTTATTAGAAATAACACAACGATAAACTCTGTCTAAGTATTTTATAATAGACTGATTGAAGTAGAATGGTTCTGGTAAGAACGCATAACTACCTGCTTTAGACATTGAGAAGTCTACTGCTAAACTTGTAGCAGATACTATAGCAGTGCCGCCTGGTGTTGCACTTACAGATATTCCTGTGCCATCGATTAATACAATGTAGTATGTTACTTCACTAGTCAAGTTAGATGCAGTATTTTCTGCTGTGCTAATATTCATAAAGACTACTGGATCATTGAGTTCAAATGATGACGTGTCATCAACAGTTAAGTAACCTGTTGTGGCTCCGCCTGAATCTGTTGCTGTAACATTAGTAGTTACAAAACCACCAAATTCAAATCCAGTACCTGAGACTGGAACAGTCATTAGTGGGTCTGAATAAACTTCTAATTGATTTTGATTTTGAATTTTTAAATAATAGTCTGACAGTATATCTGCAGGGTCGCCTGATATTATCAGACTTGTAATTGCACCATCGTCATCGATTGCATCTACGATTAATGTGACATCGTTTGGTGTTGATGTGCCACCGACTTCTGCACCAGATACTGTAATAGTATTAGTAATTGCATAGCCTGAACCTGCTGAACTAATGATTGCTCTGTAGCCACCTAGTTTATAACCGATATCGAATTCAGCAACAGACTGTGGAGTTTGTGTAAATCCAAATTCTGCTAGAGAGGCACTTAATACTTGATTTGCTCCACCTGCTGAAGTTGATATTGTAATGTACTGAGATCCAGTACCTGTCATTGATCCATTGTCTGTTAATAAATCAAACTCTGCACCACCGACAGTTTCAGATAATGTAAATGATGTTGCATCTAAAATATCTCTAACATAATACTCAGTACCAACAACAATGTTTCCTAATCCTATTCCAGTGAATATAATTGGCATGTTGTCATACATTGATTCTGTAGTAACACATGTGACAGAGTTATCAACTGTTAATGTTCCTGTACAGAATACTGTGATCGCTGTAGTTGTCGCAGTACCGTCGCCAGTACCAACGCCTGTTGCAACAAATACTTCACCAATGTTGTTAGATGTTGCACCAATGTCAGTAAAGACAGTTGTGCCTACTGAAGTAATTGTATAAGTTGTTCCAATAATAAATGTCCCAGCAGTTCTAAGAAGATTACTAAAGTCTGTAACAAAGTATGGAGTACCTACTGTTATGCCACCCACTGTGTCATCAAATACAACTGGCATATTGACATAAAAATTACTTGTGCCGTCATCTGTTTTTCTCAATGCAACTCTATCGACAGTTGCAATAGTAGCATCAACATTTTTAGTAAGTTGTTCCGTCAGTGTACCTGAAGCAATATCAGTATAGTACGGAGACGTGTTGTAAAGTGTAAACTTCTGTCCGTCAACTTGACCTGGTGATACTGGCAACGATACATTTATTGTCATTGAGCCTGTAGCAGTTGCTAATTGTAACACATCTTTCTGGTTTGTCAACAGTGCGGTTCCAGTTACACTTGTGAGTGCTAATGGAGAAGTGTTAACTTGTGTTGCAATTTTAATTTCTGTTCCAGAAACTATTTCATTGACAAAGTATACAGTTCCTGATATAATATTACCGAGGTCTGTAATTACATTGCCTGATGAGTCTAGCATTGTATTAAAAATGATAGGATCATTAATTGTAAACTTACTTGAATCTTCTACAGTAACTATGTTTGTTCCTGTTGTCGTAGCAGAAACTGTTGTAGTGATCGGAGTTGTTGAGGAACTGATTGTTATCTCACTACTAGACGCTACAGTTGTTACATAGTAAACATCGTTTTCAACAACGTCACCGAATGTAGTTCCAGTAAAGAACAATGGAATACCAATATAGAATCCGTCTGTGCCGCCAGTGCCTATAATACTTTGTGGAATTGTAATCTTGTTAGTAGTTCCGTTTGTCGCAGTTGCATCTAAGATGCCAGGATAGTTAAGAGTTAATACTGCTGTATCAGTAACCTTACCTGCATATGCAATCATTGGAATACTTGCTGTTGCTGTAGTCACACTAAATGTTGTGCCACCATTAGTTTCACTAATAGTAAAATCTGTTGTATTAATTATGGACTTGACAAAGTAAACTTGGTCTGCTATAATACCACCAAGTACTTCACCAGTAAACTTAATTGGCATGCCAACAGTGAAACCAATTGTAGAACCAGATGCGTTTAACTCACCTGATGCTTCGTCATATGGATTCAATCTAATTTTATTTCCAGTTGCAACTGTATCAATTACTCTACGAGCAAACTCGGAATATTCAACTGTCTGTTGATTTGCTACAGCATCTATTTCAAAAACTGCGCCTTGTGCTGATGCCGCTACTGAATCGATTGGAGGCTGAGTTGATTGTAGTTTAATTGCAGATGATGCAATGTCTTCACTATTAAAATAACTACCTGCAAAGAATGATCCGTAGAACACTCCTTCTTCCCAATCTTTTATTTGACTTGTGTAAGTTGTTCTATCATACTTTAATGTGTAGATGTTTTCTCTTACAGGAGATGATGTAGTAATTGCTGATGCTCTTGCACCAACATTCAGTGAGAAACTTCCGTCTTCAGTTCCGCTAGTAAACTTGATTCTTTTTGTCTCGTTGACTGCATCGCCATAACTAGAATACAACGCAATAAGTGCAGTTGGAGTATTTTCTAATACATTAATATAGTACCACTGATCGTTTTCTAATAAAGTAACACTTTCTCCATCTTCAGAATCTTTATACTGTATCAAATCACCTGTTGATAAGTTAGGTGCAAATAATGAGATAGTATGTAGTGTTGAGTTGATATCTGAATTTGTAAAGAATAGTTCTACAGCAGAATCAATTCTAATCTCTGGTAATACAGCATACCCTTCGCCGGGATTTATAACTTTCACACTGTTTACAGAATCTAATGACATAACCACTTCGAATTCTGCTTCGACTCTTGGCTCTGGATAAATTGTTGTATCAATGTATGCTGTGACACGTGGTGGTTCCACGTAATTCTTCCCGCCATTTAAAAGCAAGACTGCTGGTAGATCAATAATTATTGGAGCTCCAGGAAGATGTGATGTTGCAGTAGTATCATTGATACCTCTCTGTAATCCTCCCAAGATGTTTAATGCACGATCAACATATGAATAAGCAATTTCTTCTGTACCAATAGTTATGCTACCATTGATTGGGAATCCTTGTGCATTATCAACAATCAATGTTGTTGAACCTTGCTCAATGTAATTGCCTAGAATAGTTATCTCGTAATCAGTTTGTCCTAAAATAGAAACACCGTAATTGTTAAACCAATCTTTGTATTGTGGTGTTTGCCAAATTGCATTAGTTGGTAGATATTGATTCTCGTTGTTTACATTATTGTAAACTAATTGTGGACTAATATATCTATCAACGTTTGAGTTATATTCCGCAGGTAAATCAAAGTCACTGATTGTGCCTCTGTAATCTTCTATCCCAGTATAGTTAAACAAGAAGTCTTTGATTACAACGTGGTAAGGCTTGACTTCATTTAAGTATCCAGATAAGAAGTTCTGATTGTCAGATTGGAAGTTCTCAATAGGTTTTAATTCTCTAATAGTATGACTTACGTCAACAAGAGAAGTTTTATTTAACCATGGCAAGAAGTTTTGTGATTCATCTGTTTCACTTTGAATGTATTCAAATAAAAGAATCAATGATTTGTTTCTATATGTTATAAGTTCATCAATATAAATTTGTTCGTTTAATGCACGAATAATCCAACGTGTTTCTTCACTTGGATATTCATCAAAAGAATCAGTATCAAAGAAGTTATCACCAAAGCCTGTTTTGCCTGCCGCATAATCCCAAAGATATGTTTTAAATTGTATAGTTCCGTTTTCTAAACCAATACGAGTCCAAACACCGTTGCCATCAAATCGATAAAATTCCCACTTGCCATCACCGTTTTGTTCAACAGTTGCTATTGTGTCTATATCGACTGTTAGTGAGGCTAAGTCTGCATATTTTTCTACTGATACAGTTGACTTAGTGTTATTATTGTATTGACCGACTGGGTTAACTGTAGGTAGATACCAATTGACATATTCCCAATAATCAGTAGTGTCATAATATGTTCCTGTTTGAAATAAGTATGTTGCATTTTGTCTTGTTTCAGCGATTGGGAACTGTGCTAATATTGTGTTTGCATATACTAGATAGTTTTGTATTCCTAAGAATCTGTCAAAGAAGAAACTTTGTCTTGGACGTGCTAATACACCTGACTGTACTGCTTTGGGTAAGTAAGGATCAGGGACAACTTGTCCACTTTCATCTACACCAGACATAGAGTCTAATAAGCGATCATACAAGCCAATTGGGACAGTAGTTGTAGAGTTTTGTACTCCTAACTTGGGAAGTCCAGGCAAGAAGTCATCTGCAAAACCATCTCTGATTAAATTAAATTCTTGGTGAGGGACAGCATCACTGTCGCCTGTTGCAAAGCCTACATGAAATACTGAATCATTCGCATTAATAAACTCATCTGAGTTATAGATAGCAAATGCATTTGGCAACACTGGTGCCATGTATGCAATGCCTGAAGAACGTGGGAATTTAATGTATCTTTCTAATGTTCCGTCTGATAATGTTTTGTCTAAGTCTGTAATGATAACGTTTGTATTACGTACCCAGAAATAGTATACAGGAACTACAATGTTAGTTGCATTTAATTTGCTTTCAATAGTATATGCAGTAGCATTTTTAACTGTTCCTAAACCTGTGTATTGACTTGGTGGTTGATTACTCTTTACCCATGTGTAAACTGCTACATCTGATCCTGGGAATGTGGCACCCCAATATCTACTGTTGTATTCTGCATCGTTGTCTTGGTGATAGTTTACCCAACGTGTGTTTGTTGTGTCAAACCAAAGTTCACCAACATGATCAGTACCCCAAACTAAACCACTAGTAACATTTGCTGGATCAACATTGTAACTAGCAGGATCGATGTTAGAAACATAATCTAAGTTTTCTCTGACTGCGCCTAGCAAGTTGTTTTGCATAGGGTCTAAGTAATCTAAATTAACTAGTGTGTTGTTTGTTTCAGCACTATAAATTTGTGTGTTTTGTATCTTGTTGATATCAACAACTTTACCTGACTCTCTAAATATTCTCCAGTCACGTTGTCCTGACTCATTGTTGTATACTGTAAGTTGTCCGTTGACATCTCCAGGTAAGAAGTTAGGCGTACCAACAACGACTTGATTGCTATTAAAGTCTAATGCAGTTCCATACAAAGGTTGATTGCCGTAGTTTTCTGTTTTGCTATTAACATTCTGTGCGTAAATAAATTTACCAGGAGACAGTAAACTTGGCTGATAGTTTTGTAAGAAGTCAAACATGTAAACAGCACCAGCGTTTGTATATACATCTACAAATCGTGTTGCATTGTTATCAAAGATAGTATCGTTGTCTAAGTTTTCATCATCAGTGAAATCAAATGTTGTGCCTAAGAATCTTTCTCCCAATGGAGCGGCAATAACAACAGAATCATATTCATTGAATTTAATTGTCTCACCAAACCCATTACGAGTTCTGTTATGTGGACATTTAATAATTTGTGTTTGAACATATGAGTCGATTCCCAACTCAGTTAATGTATCAAAGTCTGTTTGTTGTAAAACGATTCTTTCATTAACAAGACTTAAGCCTGAACTAATGACAGAAATAATTAACTTGTTGTCACTTGTCGCACTTGCTGTGATATTAGTAATACCAGCACCTGTGATGGAGTTTGCAACTGCTGTTGCATTACTACCAGATGTTAAGTTAACTCTGAAACCGTTAATCAATAATGTTCTATTTGCAGTTAAGGTACATTCGTTTGTACCTGATACTACTCCGTACTTTCCACCTGCATTAGTGAATCGATATACAACACCATTAAATGTTTCTTGTCCTTCTACTATAATTTCTTGTGGAGAACCTACTAATAGTTCACTGCCGTTTGCAGTTGTATCAAGTGCATAGCCAAATTGTGCGCCAACACGTGTATCGTTTTCTGATAAGAATGACTGTTCCCATATAATTACTTTACTGTCTACTTTAACAATGTCACCTGCTACTAGATTACCAAAGTATCTTAAGGCTTGTTGTCCACCACCAACAGCATAATTGCTGTCATCAACAAATGTACCGTTAACTGATACTTTTGTTATTGTACTATCTACTTGATTCCAGATAGAACTGCTAAGTGCAGGATCATCTATTAATGTTACAACAGTATTAGTTGATCTACTTTCTTTAAGTGAGAAAACTCCTAATCCAGTTGCTGTTGCATAGTAAACTTGATTTGGGTTGATACCAGAGTTTCCAAATGTTCCGTTCTCTGAGAAAACAATTGCATCATTGTCAGCAATAGTTCCCGGTCCAGTATATGAGATAACATTCGATGCTACGCCAGTAGCAGTTCTAGTAACATATACTTGTGTCCATGCTAAATCAAATTGATGTGGTTGATTGGGAATTGAATTATATTGTGATTCAAAATTCTGTACGACTCTGTTGAAAACAAATGATGCACCAGAGTTATCTGTGCCTGCGCCTGAACCTGTGTTTGGTGCGCCAACAACAATCTTATCACCGTTGTCATCTGTTGATACACTAAAGCCAAAGTTGTCACCTGCTACTGCATTGATTGGGGGAATAGTTCCTTCGATCTCAGCCATTTCTACATAAGAGATTTGATCTGCTGTACCAGTACCAGTACCAACTCCAGTCGCATTAAATTTAATGCCTATTTTACCTTCTACTGCGCCAATTGCTTTCCATTGATCATCAGTTGTAGTTCCTAAAGATGTAATTTCGTATGTTTCACCTATATTAAAGAACCCTGCTGTGAACGGTAAACGTTGTCTGTTATAAACTTCTACTTGATTAGATAGTGGGCTACCTGAATATATCCAATCTTGGTCATCACTGATTGCTAGACTTGTGCCTGCACCCTCTGGACCAATAAATGATTGTAATGGAATAATGTCATCACTTAATACTGTATCATTCAATGTATAAATTCTAAGTGTTGATGATCCTAATCCACCTGTTGTAGTTGTTGGTTCACTAATTGCAAAAAGATTACCTGAATACGCAATCGTTGTACCAAATGATGCTACTTCTGTTTGAGTGCTTCCTGGATCCAGATCAAACTCTCCAGTAACAGTATTGTAACCATAACGATAAACTTTCCCTGCTTTCTGATCGCCAACTAAATAACCCATTCTAGGAGTATACATAACAGCACTTGCAAATGTGTCTGCTCCTTCTATTGATAGTGTATCTAGTGGTGCGTAGTTGATAGACTTTCTATATGTTCCCCAGTCTCCTGAAGGTGCTTCGTCTACCCATACAGTGTTCTTTGAGAACTCTGCTTCATTTAAATCTAAGTCTGTAATTGCTGATGGAGTCTTAACTCTTTGATTAAGAAACTTAAGTCCTAATCCATTACCAGTTAAGATAATATCATCAGAATCTGGCAAGTTTAAGTTAATAGAGATTTGAGTAATACTTACAATTGCTGTTGTAATATAATAACCATTAACTGGTCTTGCTACATTAATAAAATTAACTGGATCTAATCTTTTTAATCCATGTGGCTTATCAAATGTAATTGTTGTTGTGTTGTCTGTGTTTGATGTTATGCCTATTACTCTTGCGATAGGCTTCCACGCATAGACTCCCCAGTCTGCTTTAAAGTTTGCTAACCATGCATAGTCTCTAACATAAAAGTCTCTGATTGGAACTCTAATACGTTCTTGGTTAACTGCTCTAGGTAAGCCACTGTAATAAAACGATGACATCTTAACATCATTGAAATTTACATATCCCGCTGTTGGATATAAGTTTTCAGTATATGAGTTAGTTAATGTAGGCAATACGTCAGGCGAACTAATTGGTCTAGCATAGTTATACAAATTATAAATTGCTATCTCTTGTTGTGACCCAGGTGTTCCAACGCCATTTGTCAAAGCAGTAATTGCTGGGTTGCCTGTTAACAATGCTTCATTTAATTTAAAGTCAACAAAGTTATTATTCAGTGTACCGCCAAACTGTCCTGCTAAGATTCCCCAGTTCTCGTAAACATCATAATCAATGCCACCTTGTGGTAAGTTTGCACCTTTAAATGCAGACACTGCATTAACAGTTCCTTTTGACTTAATCATGTTTTTGTAAACATTGATTTGTGTAATGTCAGTAAGATCAATTAGTGCTAGATAATCTCTAGGTCTGTAACCGATTAAAGAGAATGATAATTGATCTGCATCTCTTTCTAAGTTTGCTTTGTTTGTGTTATAATATAATGTTTGCTCATATGCTCTAGTTGATGAGTTAGGCAACAGTCCAGTTTGTATTTCATCATAGTCTGTTTCTGTCCAATCAAGTTCTCTGAATGTAGCAGATGGTTCAATGATTTTACTTGCAGTCCAGTATTTGTTTTTGAATGTGACTATCATTCCTCTAGTGTATTTTACACCAGTTTCCCATTCTTTTACATTGTCTTGGTTATAAATAAATCCAGATGCAAAGACTGTTCCGTTCCATTCTGCGGACTTGGTGCCTCGTAAGAAAACACGATTTTGTTTTAGTCCAGTAACTAAGTTATAGATTACATCATTAAAGTTTGTTGTGTTGTCAAATACAATACCATGTTCAAAGTTACTTAAATTGAACTGTCCATATGCAAATGTATCACCTTCGTTTTTTGTCGTAACAGTAAATGCAGTATCAATCCTAGACACTCCCATGTCTTGTATTGCAATAGGATAAAAGTTCTGATTCAATACAAAATTATTTTGTGAAATAGTTAATGGCTGAACAATAGTACTGTCTTTGTTAATCTTTAAATATTGTGCCGCTGGGTTAAGTGTGATCAACGAGCCGTTTGACCAATCTAATGATACCCAGTATATGTATTCTTTGACCATCAATTCCCAATTGATTTCAATAGCATTATCAATGTAGTCAAACTGCATTCCTTTACGTCTTGTCCAAGCACCATAACTTCCCAAGAATTGTGATAACTCTTGTGGAGTATAGAACTGTGTACCATAAGGAACTAGTTGCTCATCTGTAGTAGATGTTGTATAATCTTTAGCAACTTTAACAGTTAAGTTATCGTATTCGCAAACAGAGTTGTTGCCATTAAATATAGGCTGATCAATTGTAAAGTATGCTTGACTTTGTGAATTACCGAACACTTTCCAACCATTTGCTACTTGTTGTACTACGACAGCAGAGTAAATAATCTGATCGACTGGTTGGTTATCGTGTAACAATACTTGATAACTTTCATCTGGTATAAGCAGTGATGAGTTAATACTGTTAGGTGTTCCTTTTTCTACAAAGAACTTGAGTGCTGTCTTGTCACTGTATCCAGCAAGTCTATAAACTAATCTGACATCTAAGTTGGCAAGTACAGTTGTAATTTCTTTTGTAGAATCTATGCCTTGTTGTTTTTCAAAGTCAACAATCCAATTAAGATAACTTGTCTTTGGTGTGCCAGAACCATATACATCAACATCAGAAATAATTAAATGACTTCTATCATTTACTAGATATTGTTTGAATTCTGTGTTATACTTGTAGTTGTCTATGTCTACTGCCAAGTTAAAGAACTGTGCAGGTTTAGTTAATGCAAACAATCGCATTAAATCAAATGGCCACGAAGAACTTCTTCTGTATGAGAATTCTGCTGGTGCATTATCGCCTGCTTTCCAATCTCTTTTAAATGTAGTTTGTGTATAGTTTCCTAAGATTGCAGTCAAAGGAGAAAGCAATTCACCTTGATCATCGACTGGTAATATTTTACTTAAGCCAGGACGTTTTAATTCGTCTACTGCAATACCTGTATTATAAATGATACCTGCTTCAATATCATTCCACATAACACTGTTATTACTTGTGTATGGTGCCGCACCGTATTGTGCTTCCCACCACGCAGGTTTTTCTGCAAAGCCTAACATTTCCCATGGTGCTATGTTTGGTTGTGATGAACCATAATAGTATTGATATACGCCTCTCCAATAACCTTGATCGATTGGAGTGTTAGTTAATTTGTTGCCTGATTGATAATAGTTAAAACTAAACTCATCTGAACTTGTGTATTGTTGGTCTTTATAATTAATTCTGTTTTGTCCAGCCCAACTTAAGAATCGTGGAGTGTACATTTTAATCCAGTCAGGATTACTGTAACTAGATTCTCTAAAGAATCCAGGTAAGATTTCATATGCTTCAATAGGAACAATAGTACTTAATTTAATATTGTTGTAGATTCTAGTTTCAAATTCTAATAATGCTTGATCTCTAAAATCAGTAAGTCCTGTTTCTGGAGTATAGTTAAGTGTATACAAAGATGTATACGAACCATCATGTCCTTTCAACATATATGTTGGCACTTTGTAATTAGGATCTAAAACAACACCAGGAATAAACGCTGGGTATGTACCCAACTTAGTTGGAGTATTAGGAACAAACGAACCATATGTTTGATTATACTCTTTGATTGTTATGATGTCTTCAGATATCAATCCCAATGTTACTGTCAACGATGGCTCTGTTGCAGATACTGTGTAGTCTACGCCAGTTGTTAATTGAGTTGTTGTTGTTACACCAGACTCTGTTCGTGTTAGATAAACTAATACACTGCTATAGTTTGCTTTTGTAAAATCATATATTTTACTTAATGGATAAATCGCTTCTGATAAAGCATTTGCAAACGTATAAGATGTTGACTTAAACGGAGACTGTGATGGTAACATGTCAGACCAGAAGAATGAATCTGCTTCTGATTTTGCTTGTGTAATTGCTTCTAATGCAGTATCTAATATAACTGAAGGATTAAATCGTTGTTCAAATTCAGTGTTGTTAACTGTCTGTACTATAAGTTGTTTGTATTTGACATATTGCTCAGAGTTATATTGTAATGCATCAAAGATATTATATTCTGATTTACGTAAGAACGTTCCTGGCAAAACAAGTGATGCAGAATTCTGAATAATAGATGTACCATAAGGAACCATGTTCCCTAAGTCTCTGTAGTTGTTAGCACCAAACATAACACCAGTAGTATTAGCATTATTAATAAATGTATCTTGGTACTGTCTTCTAATATCTCCTAGTGCCGCTTCTTGTAATGATTCGTTAAACGGGTTGTTGCTTAAATTAATAGGTATGCTATAATAAGCAGTTTTACTAACTTGTTTGCTTAACAATAAAATTTGTATAGGTGTATCAATTAGTGGAGCAGTATTCAATGTAACTGTAGTTGTTTTATCAGTTGACGAGAGTGTATACTCAGTTGGCAATTGATAAACATTGTTTACATAAACTTGTACACGAGGCCAGTTACTGTAGTCTTCTGCTATTACTGAAACGTCACACGTAAACTCGGCTGTGGACCCTGTTGTATATTCTAGTTCAAAGATTTGATATTGAACTGAGGGGGCAACTGCTGTTTGCCAGCCTAATTCACGTGTTTTCGTTGTACGTGCAGAATAATCATACACGTAACCTGTATTGACTAATTGAGTAACTGGACTTGTGCCTGTTACATAATTAAATGTATCGACATTAAGAGATACATCAAAACTAATATCACCTAAGTTAGCAACATCAGAATATCTAACTGGGAAGCCAAGTACTGCATCGTTTTGTCCAACGCCTTGACCATATGCAAAGAGTTTATTACCTAAGAATGATGTGCCTTGATAAATTGTAGCATCTCCAAATGAGATTCCATCGTTATCAAAAATATCAAACAGTGGTGCTTGATTAACTTTTAACTTTTGTTGTCCTTCTTCCCAGTTTGTACCATCGTACCAGAATGTAGAACCTTGATTATAAAATCCACGAAGAGAAACAGTCTGGTTGTCAACTAATACAGGAGAATCTTCTGATTCAGATAATGTAATAACAAGACTAGAAGATACTGATGTCTTTGAGAATCCAACAACATAAATTTTATCTTTAACAATTGGGTTTGTGTCTGCTGTAAAAACAATTCTAGCACCAGAGAACAATTCATAATTGTTTACTGTAGTATCACTACCAACAATAGATGCTATGCTTGTGCCTACAAATGTTTCATTTGATTCCCAAGACACTGTTATAATAGTATTAAGTCCACTGACTTCTATGTCAGTGATCGTTGTGTTGTTTGGCAACAAGTTTGTAGAGTCAGTTACATATTGTGCAACTTGAAACGGTGCTACAATATCAGTAGTAGCAATTGTAATTGTTGTCGTTTTTGCCGCGGTAGCAGGTGCTATCGTTGCAGTATAATTAGTGTACGATTCAATGTCAGGATAATATTGTTGCTGATTTGCAACTTGTGCAAATGCATTTGTTGTTCGTGTATCAATAAAATCTACAGGTGCCTTTGCAACTGTACCTGAATCAAATAGTTTTAAGTTTGGATAGAATTCAACAATAGGTCGTTTTGCTTTATTTGTACCTGTTGCAAAAACAGTACTAATGTTTGGATCATTGTTATATGTTGCAGATGCATTAATAACATCAATGTGGAACCATCTGTTAGAACGTGACCATGCATTATTATTAATTGCACCTCTGTTGATTGTAAGATAATCTTCATCGATAGGTATAAACAATTCAACATCAAAGTTACCAATAGAGTAGTTTAACGTATCGTAGGGAATAAATTCAGTTCCAGTAAAATCTTCTGGCACAGTTAAGTCTGTAGTTGGAATAAGTTGTATTGATTCTCCTACACCCTCAACATAATATTCACCAGACAAATAACTAGTCGGTATAATATCTCCGTCAAACTGAACTTTTAATCCGTTTGTAAAGACTACACCATTTGTTGATTCAAATGTTTTGTGTCCGATAATATCTTCGTTAACATCTAATGTGTTTGTTAAGTTACTGTCAATTAATCTTATTGCACCAACTTTGTTTGCATTTGTGCCGTCTTGGTAGTATAATGTATCTAGTACTGCTGACAGATAAGGAATTTGTAAAATAGTTCCTGCTTCATTTCTATAGAAAGTTAAGCCTATGTAATCGGTGCCAAATACTACTGTAATTTTTTCTTCTGTTGGTATAACGCCAGCTGGTATCAGACGAATAGTAGGATCATCAGACGTTCCAACATATTGAATTGTGTAAAAGTTTTCACTAACGTTTGTATAGAAGCCTTCTTCAAAAAGACCTTCGTTAATGTTTGCAGTCATTGTTCCTGTTTCAGCACTGAGTACTAATTCAGGTCCGTTCAATGTGTCTGATAATTTAAATGATGTTGCATCGACAATTTCTTTTACATAATAAATTGTATTAACATCTAAGCCACCTAACAACGGATCACTTGCAGGTACTGCTTCAAACGTAACTGTTTGATTAACAATTAAATCTTCAGTTGTGCCAGATGTAACAACTGAATTCGTTGTTGTTTCTGTGATTGCTAATGTTACTGGTGCAACAAGTTCTGGTGTTGTTAAGTTTACATCATAGTTTGCTCCATTCTCATCAAAGAATGATTGAACAAATCCTACTTCTGTTGGTTCTCCTGTATCATAGAACATAACAGTAAGATTTTCAAGTGATGTTACACCATCAATATTACCTACTTCAGAAAGTCTTTTACCATTGATGTCTGCAAATACTGTTGTGCTTACGACATCTACAAGATTGTTTCCGGGAAATAAGAGATCGTTTTGTGCATCTCTATTTGGAACTGTAAAGTTAACATATCCTTGAGTTGCACCGTTATTACTAACACCTAAGATGTCTCTAGTGTTTTGATTGCCGTCTAATCCAGTTACTCCTGGTACGCCTTGAATCCAAAATTGAGTTTCTTGGTTGACTGCAAATCTATATGAGCCACCACGTAACAATGTTAGTGTAGGATTGTTTGTTCCTGTTGCTGAACCCAATGCTTTAATATTATATGCATTTGGAGTATCTGTTACTATGTAATCAGATGTTGAAAAGACTGTTGCTGTTGCTACAGTGACTACTGGTGGTCCATTTGGGATCCAGTAATACTGATTAAAATTAATTAGTTTATCTAAGTCTGTGAATGAGTCCCAAGAATAAATCTCACTTGTAAAAAGTCTATCATTATCTTCAGTAACGCCATTGCGTAACTGTAGGGCATCTAACATGCCAGGGTAAGTAATAAAGTCTTTAGCAACTGTTTCGTTTTTCTTTAAGAAAACGACACTAGGATCTAATTGATAATCTGTACGAGTCTTAGTAGGCTCTGTAACATAATTGTTTCTAGCATTAATTCCATAGCCAAACTTACTTCCAACATAGCCTTGTAGTTGTTCAGTAACCGGAGGGTTTACTAACTGATCAAGTGTTGCTCCCAAGAATTGGGCATTAGTATCAGTTTGAAATATCTCTGGTAAGAAATCAAGTGTTCTAATTTTTGCCATGCTAGTTTAATCTTATCCTTATGACTGCAATGTTGCAGGAGTTAGTGCCGATACTACGACAACATCAGATGTTGTGGCCGCATTGACAAAAATTTCGTATGGTCTGCATTTAATTTCGTATAAGTCTCCAAATAGTTTTTCAGGATCATTTGATACTAGTACAGCAGAAGATATAAGTTCATTTGTTTTTTCATGTAAGTATGCACTTAGTTCTGAGAAGAAGAATGTATCTCCAAAGTTCCAATAGTTAATACTAAAATAAGTATCCATAGCCGCAAGTACAGCACTTCGTATTTCACTGTCACTTGCATTTGTTGTGCTAGATTTAATAACTTTAATAGTTGCTCTCAATGCTGGATCTGCTTTCGCTCCAAACAACGGTTTGAATGTTACACTATTTAATATGACTGAATCCGATAGCATTTTAAAATCTTGTATTTTGCTATATGCAGTTTCTAGTTCATTCAACGTTGGTTGTTGTGGCTTTACAACTGTGTTTGTAGTATCGTTAATCCAATTTGTATATGCAGTATAATATGCTTGAGTTACAAGATACAAATCAATAATGTTTGTAGTTGCTGGATCAATTCTAGTTGTGTTATTAGCATTATGTCTATACTGATAAGACAAGCCCTGTCTACCTTCTTTTACTGAGAAATCAAGTTGAGGAGTCAACACATAAAAAGGCGTTGTTACTGTAGGATCTTGTATTGTTTTGTAAAAGACATTATCAGTGTATGCATAGAATAATTGTCCAACTGGGAACTCATACTTAACAACTTCAACTTGTGTCTTTGTTGCATAAGTGTAAATTATATCTGTGCTAGGAATAATTACTTGACGTGTCAAGTTAATAGGGTCTACAGTTGTTTGGAAGAATGTGTAGACGCCAATGTTTGCACCTTCGTTGACATAGCCTGTGATGTCATTAAAGAAGTCTGGGTTTAGAATTAATTGACCATTGTTAACATCAGTTGCCGCAACTTCAACTTGGAAGTCATTTACATAACCATCTGATTCAACAGTCTGTCCTAAAATATTAACTTTAGTATCTGCACCTAATGCTGTTGTAGAACCAAATGTTGTGTTGATACCTAACATGTTAATAAAGTCTTGTATAACTTTACCTGTAAAAGGATCATATACTAATTCATTCTTACTAAAAGTGAATCGTGTATCAGCAACACTGCCAAAGTAATATGTAAGTGATCTGTATGTTATTGTATAACGATTGTTTCCTAAACTAGTAAACTTAACAAAGTAATTAGTTGCTGTAGGCGCGCCAATTGACCAACGTTCTTGGTTGATCAATAATGAATTATTAAAGATTAAAGTAAAGTCTTGTTGTAATTCAATTTTAAGAATTGCTTCTTGTATTACAGGAGATGATAAAGAATTATCAAAGACAGGAATAATTTCTGTCAGTGTAACACCGTCTGGGATATAACCATTTACGATAACAGGGCCTGTGCCGTTAGCAAATGTTCCTTGTCCAGTGTTTGATCCATCACCAACTATGTTTAATATAGTTGACCAGATATATGTCTTCTCGCCACCTGATGGAATACCTGCAACTAAACGATTATTGCTATCAAAGTAAAAGCCAATTGGAGCAGATAGTTTTACTATTGATCCTTTTGTTACATACTTTGCATTAGATGTAGTAAATGTTCCTAACACTGCTGGAGTTTCTACTGAACTTGTTTCTGAGTAGAAGTATCCACTTTGTTGTGTTGAGTCAACCGAACTAGACTTCCAATATAATACTGGACTACCTGCATCTGGATATGCATAACGTGTGTAGTTTTGAATGTAGTACTGATTAGCACGATTTAAGGCTAATACAGATGCTAAGTCATCAGTAAAGAATTGAATGATGTCACTTGTGTTTGTTACAGTTAAAGATAAGAAGCCATCAGTGCTGTCCTGATATAATGCTCCGTCATCTCCAAAAGAGTTTGAACTTGAATACTTGCCTGTTGGGTCAAGTAAGTCTAAGTTTTTAGAAACACCAATAGAACTTCTGTTAACTGCTTTAGATTTAATAATAGAGTTATAAAGAGTATAAGGGAAGTTTGTGTAATCTTCACCATTGACCATACGATTCTGTGTGTAGTATCTTGTAGGTGCTCTTTGTTTAATTTCAGAAATAGGCTCTCTTACTTGTGCTGTTGAGATTGTAGTAGGCAACTGTAAGTTTATAGTTAGTGTTTCTGTTGTTCCCTTTCTGCTAATGTATGATATAGCAACAGAGATGCCATTCATTTCTGAAGGACTGATTGAATAAGTTAATGCGTTACTAGATCGTACATATGCTCTAAAGTTACCAATTGGTATCTCAGAGAAAACACCATCGCCAAATGTATATGAGACTTGATCGTTAAATCTGGAGTCTACAGAGAATATAGTTCTGTCTGATGTTTCTGTTTGCAAGTATGCATCAGAGTATACATTTTCAACTTGTTTCCATGGAGTTGATGTGCCGTCTGTGTTACGTTTATATAACCATGTATCAGTATTATTAATACCAGTGATATTGATATCTTCTGATTGGTTTGATATTTTTTGTTGATAATTAAAATCGTAGTTCTCTAATGTTCCTTGTTTAAAGTAGAACATGAAACCTGTGTTTGGTGAGCCAAAACCCAATCTATCATTTCTATATAATAAATTAAGTTTGCCACTAGGTGCAGGTGGTATCTCATAGACATAATTAGAATCAAGTGATGTTCCACTAACTAGTTCAAAGTTCATAGATTGTCCGTCAATAACAGACGTAAAGGGAACAATTGGTAAACTAGTTTCTGGTATTCTAATAGAATACTCGCTAGTCTGTACATCTAAAATATCTGATGAGTTTGCTGGTCTACCAATGCGTTGCGTATCAACTAAGGACGCATTGATAATAGTATTCATTTGCTCTAACCAGTTTTGATTAGAAGGGTCGTTCCATAATACAGGAACATTGCTTAGATTAAGTCCATTGACATCAGTTAAATTTTCTGTTGTTCGTATGCCAGATATTTTTATAAAACCATTTGCACATGTGTTTCTTTTTGGTGTATAACTTACTAAGTTGGCTAATTTAACAACTGAGTCTCTACGTTCAGCAGTATCAATAAAGTTCTCACGTGCGTTTAGATCGTTTCTGAACGCTAGTCCTTGTCCCATGAACGACATAACATCAAGTAGAGCAATAAACTCTGAACTTTCTATGTAATCATTATATGTTTCAGGATAGTACAGACGTAGGTAATCGATCATACTCTTACGAAGTGTTTCGTAATCATAACTTCTAAAGTCGGCTTCACGGAAAGTCTGGTAGATTGCCTTCCAGTCGTTTACTCCGAATAATCCTGATTGCCTTGAACTTGTAGCCATATATCTCTCTCTGTTAGATATATTTATCTTTTTAAAAACCGGGTATTTTTAAGATGTTATTGGGTTACAATAGAGGCTGAGTTTGACTGATTATCGAAGAATAAATTTAAATCTCCAGCATTATTAAAGGGTGTTACGGCTAATTCCATCTCTACTAGAATGCCATTTTCTCTTGTATATGCTCTGATTCTGTTCACATTGAGTCTAGGATCTTGTGCTACTACTCTTTGTAATTCATTTTCAAGTTGTTGAGTGACATCTCGTGTATTTGGATCAAATACAAAGTCCCAAAGTCTTGTTCCGTAGGCTGGTTGACCAACTTTCTCACCCTTACGAATGTTGAGAGCATTGACTAAATCCTGTATAACTAATTCTGCATCAGTTAACCTATACTTTTTGCCATACACAAGCGGATTTTTAATTAAATCTCCAGTGTTGTCGATACCACCGATTTCATTTACAGTTCTCGGCTTCTCTGCGTTTATTGTTGAAAATCCTACATATGTTGGCATAATACTATTTATATCCTATTTTTTATCGAATTCTATTCCGTCAGTTGCTGAACCGATATTGTGATGAAGTACATAAGCATCAGATTGTTCGCCTGCCCAGAATGCATTATCTCCTGCATTAATAACAGCAACAAATTGTTCGTCTATACTTTCAACTGACACAACTTCGTCCCAGAATTCACCGTCAACTGTCTTACATAGAATTTGTTTGTTTAACAAATCTGGTGCATCAACAAACTCTAACTCTTTTGTAAAGATTGGAGCAGTTGTAGAACACTTCAATGAAATGCCTTGAGATGTTTCTATACGAACACATGGTTGTAATTCTACCATGTTAAACACAACTGTTCCAATATATGTATTTAGTTCGTCATCTGCTGTATTCAAAGAGATACTATTTCCTGGTTGTAACATGTAAGCCTGTTTAACTTCTTTGCCATTGAACGAAGCAGTTTCTACTAATGGTATATAACTTTCTAATACAACACAGCCTCCGCCGCCTCCCCCTGGAGGTGTTGGTGGTGGCAGATCAGGGCCAGCAACTGCTTCTACTGTATTTTCTTCTTCAACTTCATCAGGTGGTACTTGTATAGGCGGATCTTCTTCCGGGGGATCAGGAATTTCTTCGCCACCAAACGTGAATCCACTGTCATCGTTATCGCCAGTGCTGTCAGCAAATGTGTTAACTACTACTCCGTTACCATAGTCTGCAAATGAGAAGTTTGTTTCACCAGATAATGCATTTTGATTCGTACTTGTTTGTGCGGTGACAGACACTTGACCATTCTCTAATCCAGCGTTTGATGCTATTGTCTGAGATGCAATTAATTCTGCTAAGTCATCTGCAGGATTAGGTGGTGGTGTTGGTAGAACTACTGGCTTGCCAGGAACATAGTCTTCTTTAAACTCAAATCCAATATCAGACATTGTTTGATAAAGTTCTCCTGCCTCAGTCTGTTTAGCAGTAAGTTCTAATCGTAACTGTTGAATTCTTGCTAGTTCTTGTGCTATTCTAGGATCACTTGGATCTGGGAATTCTATTGACAAGTCTGGCGGATTACCATATGCATTAATTTGTCTTTCTAAGTATGCAATATCATCAAGTGTTTTTTCATATTCTTTTTCTGCTTGATTAAAATTAAATTGATTACGAGAAAGATCAAGTGCCTTATTACGTAAATCAGATAGAGGGCCACCAAATGAACCAGTCGGCAGAGTGGATCCTATAATAGTAGGCCTTGGTATAATAGGGTTGCCTAATACTTGATCAATTTGCTTTGTTATACCAGAACGAGAAAATGTATTAAATGCAACAGTTGGTAATTTGATTGTTGATCCACCGCCTGTTGTTAAAGATGATAAAGCAGATTGTAGTTGTGCTTGTACACCTGAAGGCAAATTTTCTAGTAACTTACTTGTCATGCCGCCACCCGCATCTTGTAAACCACCTTCTATCGCATCTGGTAAGAAACCCATGCCAAATGGATTTGATGCTCCTTTAAATGCTTTTTCTGTCAAGTCTACTGCGGCTGTACTAATATCACTTAGTCCAGGAGCGGCAAGATTTTGTGCACCAGGAAGATTGTTTACAATTGCTGTTGCTGTTCTTGCTCCGCCTGGTAATCCACCTAAACCACTTGCAATAGAAGAGGCCTCAGCCGCTTGAGATCCTGACCCTATTAACTTTCCTACACCAAGCAGTTTTCCTTGTCGTGCTAATTGACCAATACTTCCACCACCAGCATTTGAACTATTTTTTATATTCTGAATTTGTCGTGTTAATTCTGCTGTCGTACCTGTATTTTTTTGTGCGACCAGCAGAGTTATTTCATTTGTTGATTTTATTTCTGTTAGGTTT